ATGTTCCATTATTACTTGCCCTTGTTGTTTCAGTTCTTGCAATTCGGTCAGTTCTATAATCTTTAGACTGCCCATAAACATCAGCTATTCTCTGGCTTAATTTCGGTATGCTCTCGCCGTTTTTAATACCTTCCTCTAATGTTGCCTGTAACATATCCCTTGTGGTTTCAGATATATTTTTGACGGCTTCTGCGCCATGCTCCCTGATAAAACTTGCTACTCTCGGATTGGTAACATCAAAAGCAGTGGCAATGCCCAAATTAGACATTGTTTCTTCGCCGTTAATTCTTACGACTTCCGTAATATAAGGTACTAACATCTTTGCCCAGCGTTCAAGTTCGGCTTTGGTAGTAGGCATATTGATTACATCTTGGGGATTTTTAGTGATAGACTTACCCTGCCTTAACAGGCTTTGTGCTTTCTTCCCCTGCTCATCAAAAACTTTATTTATATCAGGCTTGATTTTAGTTTCCAGCGGGTCATTTAATTTGATATACAGTTCCCAATATTTGCGCCGTGCCTGTTTTATTTTTTCCTTATAGTCATCATCAACTGATTTTCCTTTTTTATCATCATTCGAGTTATCCGGTATTTCCGGACGGCTTCCTAACGGCATTGTATTGATAGGGACTAACGGCACATCCCCCCACTTCACCGGCTCTTTACCTTCTTCTTCCCTTACTTCGTTAATACTCATTACCCAGTGGTTTAAATCGCTGTCCCGTTTCTTGAGTAGGTAATCCCTGTCTTCCGGTACAGGATTGTCAAAGGCAATAAATATATTCTCATCAAAGCGTGGGCATAGCTGTTCGTTAATCTTCTGCTCCATGCGCCTTAATCGTGGCCTGATAGCGTCCCTCATGAATGACTTATAAGCTACAGTAGCATTGGCTTCGGTTGCGTTCTCGCTGTAGAGTCCTAAAGACTGGCCATAGGCATTACAGAGCTTTTCCTTTGCATGGGCATCATCGGCTAAAACTCCCATGTCTTTTGGGGATATGGTAATAGGGGTATATTTCAAGCCACCGCCCAGAAAAGCGGTCTTGCCGGCCTTTTTCGTTCCCATATACTTTTGATTCCACTGTTCGCTCATCTGTGCTATCTGGTCGGGTGTCAGGTTTGCCTCACTTGTCAATATTCCTGACGGTATCCCCTGATTATCCAGAAAATTATCCTGATAGATTTCCATATCAATTATTAAATTATAAGTTCGTGCCAGTGCCATGACTGGTGATAGGCCATAATAGTCATTCTTGGGGTCGGGAAATTTGAAGTGGATAATTTCTTCAGGCTTGTAATAGATTTCTTCGGTGGAGTTACGGAAGACATAGCCCTTCAGCCAGTCCTTTTTATCTGGTATAACTTTCATCTTGTCAGGGGGTACAAAAAATATCTGCGATGGCAAGCCCATCTGGTCATTGGTAATATACCAGTAGCTGTTACCGCATAGTTCCTGCTGCAGGTCGGTCATCTCTTTTAATTCAAACTGGTTCATAAATGGGTTAACGTGCTTAAATAAGTCCAGTAATCTATGTTCCTGTATTTCCTCTATATCTTCAGCCTTGCGCAGATAATTATCAAGCCCTGCATTGGCATAGAGATACTTTCTTGTTGCAAGGTCAACAGGTTTTGATTTGGTATAGATTTTAGATGTTTTGGAAGGTTTGGCAACATAGAGCCTCATGGGGACTTGAGCAACCGATATGGCATTTTTGTTGGCAAATATATATACCCAGCTTTTATAAGCCTGTAGCTGTTTGGTCTTGTCATCTTCGGTCAGGAGTTCTCGGTTATATTGCCAGTTAGACAGGAAAACATTTTTAATCCCGTTTTGAGCTTTAAAGATGTTATTCCCAATATTCCTTACTGTTTCAATTATATTCAAATGGCATCATCGCCCTTCATAATGTCCTCTAAATTCCCTGTGGTTTCTGCATATTCCAAAACTATACTTGCCCCTACTTCCTCTATTTCCGGAAACAAATCTAAAACCTCATCCATTATCTGCCCTGACTTCTGGTAGATGTAATCCTGGACTTCGATTGCCAGTAATTCTCTTTCAACTTGTTTCATCATAAAATCACAATCTGCGGAGTTACCGCATTGGCATGGGTTTTTATTGCGTATCTTTCAGCATCCATTAAATGGTCAGCAAACTTAACAGGCTCATCTATTACATTGCCGTCCTTATCTTCCCGATACTTATATGACTGTTTTTCCTTAATCAGGTTCACACTGTCATTGGTAATTCTTATATCCTGCCGTTTGACAAAGTCTATTCCATCCTTTACGCTTCCCTTGCCCTTATCAGCCCCGTAAACATTAAAACCGTCTCTTTTGAATTCCTCTATCCTGTCGCTTTCCGCTGAATCAGCATAGAGGGGTCTGTTCTTGTCTGGTATCAGGTCATTGGCTTTTGCTATCAAGTCCGAGTTGGTGAGTCCTGTTTCGTATAAAAGTTCACGCTCATAATAGACATTGTCTTTTATTTTGATTTCCAGTAATGCAGATGGGTTGTTGTAGCCAAAATCAAGTCCGTAAATAATTTCATCAACATCATCGTCTTTCGGGTAATCTTTTAAGGGGATAGGTTGCCAGTTGGTGTAGATAATATCTTTAAGTATTCCCCATTCACCGAGTGCGTATATCTTGTAGTAGTTCTCGTCTTGTTCCTGTAGATTCTCAAGCTCTGCAACATATTCAGGAGATAAAAACTTGTTGTCTTTATATGTGGAGTGCATTAAGGCTACATCATCACGGTCAACATCAACTAATCGGGTCTTAATCCAGTGAAGCGCTGATATAGGGTTAAGAGTCAGAAACATCTGATTCTTTTTATCATTCTTGCGCCGTAGCCGTAGGTTGAGCTGTAAGAAGTCATCATGGCTTAGTTCAGTGGCTTCCTCAATCCATAAGTAGTTACCCTCGTATGATTTAATCTTTTCCGGATCGTCCAAGCTCTTAAACAGCATTTCATTATCTTTGTAGGTTACCAGCATCTCGCTTTTGTTCAGCTTATGGGGTAGGTTATACTCTTTCAGCAGTTCCAGGATTAGTTTATAGGCTGTGATTCGTAATGCCGGTAAGGTTTTGCGTAATACCAGAAAGCGCTTATTTTCCTCACGGTATAGCTTCTCGATAAAGTGCTGTGCCATTCGGTGGGATTTGCCTGAACCAGCCGAGCCGTAAAGGATGTTGATACGCTTGGTGGTGGTGTTGAGAAATTCTGTAAATTTCTTGATGCGCTTTACTTCTATATCCATTTACTCATCTTTGAATATGATATTTACTTTTTCATCTGTTCTTTCGGTGGGGTCGCCTGAAGCCAGTGCCTGTTTGTCATACATGGTAGCTATGATTGTGGAAATTTGCCCAGCAGAAGCAAATCCAACTTTTTTCTTTAATACTGGAAACGCCTCGTTAATAACTTCCCATGCGTTGTTAATAAACTCTGCTTTTTTAAGTGTCCTTAACTGCTCTATTTTGTCAGTATCTTCTTCTTTGTACCATTGCCTTAAAGCATTTCGGGATATACCAGTTTCTTTAGATACTTTTGAATAATTTGGCTGTTTGGTTTTAGGATTAATACTAGTAATTAATTTAGCAATAGCATTTTCTCTATCCTTTTCGGTATATCGTGCCATATCAATCACCTATGCGCTATTGGCAATAGCTTTTAAATTCCTCGCCCTTTCAACAATAATGCTCTTTAAGTTCTTGGCATCTTCAAGCTGTTTTTTGGCTCGGTAATAGTTTTCGTTGGCTTCTATCAAAACTTGATTAATCTCATAGAGTGCCTCGTCAAGTTCGCCCATTTTGCGTAATATGGCATCTACCTGTAATTCGTTTATTTCCTCTTTGGATAGAGGGGTCATGTCTTGTAGTTTCATAGTGTCCTTTTCTGGGGATTGGGTGGGGTAAATTGAAGTTAATTAATACACACTTCCTACTTAATAGAATAGTAAGTTTTTATGGTGAATTACAACACCTTATCATATTTTTTATTTTATACACTCCTTCATTTTGCTTATTGCTTTTTGTTTAATAGCATTGACACGCTGTTGGCTTACTCCGATTATTAAGGCAATCTCTCTTTCGGTATAGCCATAATCATAATATAAATATATAATTTCCTTTTCCCTGCCCCTGATAGCCTGTCGCATTTCAAATAATAGCAATTTATTAATCATCTCCTCTCATTCCTTGATGTCATTCGGGTCAAGCCCGTAAAAAACATTATTATTGAAAGTTATCTCATTTTTGACAAACTTGCGGATTTTGTTGTCAACATGATATTCGGGATTTTTTAATCCTCTTTGGTATGCCTCTAAAAGATACATCACACATTCATTGTAAATGTCATCATAGCCTAAATATTTGTAACGGTTAGCAAATTTCTTGAGTAACGGCTCATGTTTCCTTATGATTTCCTTTGTGTTCATTATTTCTTATCATTTCCTTTCTACCTCCATTGATTTAAATTACTTAAAATGAATACCCGTGAGCTTCCCGCTCTTGTTTTCTTTTCAAGTCTTTTTTAATACTTTCCAATCTACATTCATCACAACAAAATAATTCACCAGCATAGTAATTATCCAAAGGTGCTTTAAATTTCTTTCCGCAATTCCAACAAACTACATCAATCATTTCTTTTTCCATTCCCCCTCTCCTTTAACATCATTTCCGCTACCTTAAAATCAAACATAGTATCAACATCAATACCGTCTTCCTGTTTCATGACATAGCCCAATACAGGCAATCTCGTGAATGAGTAATAATTGAACATCGGATAATAGCCTATCATGATTGCCCCGTTAAAATAATACAGTTTCGGAAGTCCTTT